AGTCCATACAGGTATCATCTTAAGTGAAGTAGCATACCATGCTACGGCAAACTTCATGAAAGGTATCATCAATGGTCTGAGGATAAATCCAAACATGTCTCCTATTGGTCTTAGTATGAACATAATACCTACGTTAAGTAGTTTTAACATAGCCTGTAGCATAGGGGAAGAATCAATAACCATCTTCCTCATTTGCATAAGTCCTGCTACACCTGTGGCTAGACCAGCTAGTTTAACTATAGTACCAGTAGTAAACATCTTTGCCATACTTGAATTTTGAAGCTTTGCTATTCTCACCAATCTATGCTGTTGTTGAAGCATTTCAAAAGCAGTCTTTCCTTCAATTTTTGACTGCGCTACTCGTACCCTTGCATTAGCTGTAATATTAGTCCTATCTGAATGTTCTTTGGTTCTCATCATTTGGATTATTGTTTGTCCTATTTTTTCTCCTTCACTTCCCATTGCTCCTCTTGGCATACCTCCTCCTCCCATCATACCTCCTGCTCCTAACCCTACAGCACCTGCTTTCTTCATGGCAGATTTTAGTTTACGTACTAAACTAGTCTCATCAATATCTATCTTTAAGACATAGTCTACCATAGTATTTCATTAACTCCTATAGATATATAGTTTATTTGAACTTTACTTGGAGTTGTGACCTTGCTGCTGCGATTGTTCTTTTGAGCCATTTTGCTGGTTGTTTTTCTGTGGTTTCTTTATCGAATCCGAACTGGGTTGCGCAGAAGGCGTAGGTGTCTGTAACAAGTCGTTGGATAGTGCTGAGCCTAGAAAGCTCGTCATCCAACCCTCTAAACAGCCCGCTAAAGGGTAGTCTTTCATAACCTCCGCTATGATTTTTTCAGCAGTCTTTCGGGGGAGCTTAGCAACAGCTATAGGGTCTGTATGAGTAAAAGGTGCTTTTCTCAATACGGCTGATAGTATACGTCTTCTATATTCTGAGATATTTACTTTTGGTTTTGTAACATCAGTCAAGTCTACGCATTTCTTGATAATGTTTTCCATATCTCCGAATGGTATATCATCTTCATAGCTTATTTCTTCCTTCGCCCCGTTGAATTCAAGGGTGAATGTTTTAAGTACCACAGGTTAATATAGTATATACTGCTATATAAGGTCCACTTTTTTTAGGCACACATTGGTGCTGCGGCTGTCTGATTGACGGCTACTGGTGTTAAGGTTCTGACTTGCCAATTAAGTGTCTCAAAGATTGGCTCATTAGGTTCTATTGCTACTGAGATATCTTGAAATCCTACTCCAGTTCCAGTCAAAGTAATTGTCTTCTCTGTTCCATTTGCTGTTTGTCCATTGTCAAAGACAAGGGTTAATGTTGTCTGTTCTCTAGCAAAGGTTTCAGCATCTAATCCTGTTCCAGAACTACAATGTGCTTGAGCATATAGATTTCTTAATAGTTCACAATCTACATATGATGCTGTAAATGAACCAGTAATTTCAAATAGTCTACGGTATGCTTCATCGGCTACACTAGTATTATGAGTGAATAAAAGGTCACTATTTTGATTCATAGTAATATCAAATGACTGTAGGTTAGCTATTGTACATGCTCCTGATGTAGTCAAGTTACCATAAGCAAAAGTATATGGGAAATTATCACAATCTGAAGCTGGGCATGCATCTATTGCACATCCTTCTACCTCGTTTGCATATGTTATATCTGCTGAGCCTCTAACTACCTCTCCTATTGTACTTCTTAATGATATTGAATTTACTATCCCACCTTTTAGAGTTCTAACTAAATCACAGGGACCTTGTTCAGTGCCTATTTCTATTGATATTGGCTGTCTGAGTTTACAAGGATTAGTATAAGTATGAGTATGTGAACCTGCTGTTGGCATACATGCGGCTGTAGATACACAGCAGTATAATGTGCTTAACCAGAAAGGATTAGATAATACAAAGTCAACACCAAGAGAACCTCTGGTTGTTCCATAAGCATAAACTTGTGGTTCTATCTGATTTAATGCAGCTAGTGTAATTCTGTTATTTGTGAGGCTCCAATTTGTTATTTTTTGTTCCAGCCCAAATACTGTGTTTATAGTAGTTGCTGCTGTTCCAAAAGTAGACTCATATCCATATTGTAGGTAGCCAAAAGCACCTGTTCTAACCATATTATATCAATCCTATCCTAAGTTTATAAAGATTACCTATGTGCAATCTGGTCTCCCTGCACAAGCAGTCTGGTTAATTGCCACTGGTGCCAAAGTCCTGACTTGCCAGTTAATAGTTTCAAATATAGGTTCATTAGGCTCTAATGTTACGGAATGGTCAGCAAATCCAACACCAGTTCCAGTGAGAGTTATACTCTTTTCATTGGCTCCAGATTGATTATTGTCAAATACTACAGTTAAAGTAGTTTGTTCAAAATCTGTTACCTCACAATCTAGACCTACTGCAGCCATACATGCAGTTCCTGTATGAGCCTGAGCATATATATCACGAAGTAATTCAGGGTCTACATAGGTTGCTGTGAAGGTTCCTGTAATCTCGAATAATCTACGGTAAGCCGCACATGCTACACTAGTATTATGGGTATATAGTAAATCACTATTAGTGTTAATTGTTATATCAAATGATTGTAGGTTAGCTAATGTTCCTGCTGTTGTGGTTAGATTTCCATAAGCAAATGTGTACGGGAAATTACATGTATCTGTTGCAGGAGTAGTATCTACAACCTCACAAGCCTCTGTTTCATTGGCATATGATATATCTATGGAGGCTCTAATTGGCTCTCCTATTGAACTACGGAGTGCTACTGAGTTTACTATTCCACCCGTTAGTCTTCTTATTACGCCTGTAGGACACATGCATATAGGTGCTGCTTGGTGAGTTCCTACTTCGATTGAGATTGGTTGTCTAAGTTTAGTAGTATTAGTATAAACATGCTCATTAACACAGCAGGTTGGACAATCATCAGTTGTAACTACTGTATCAAATAATGAGTTTAACCACCATGGATTAGACAGTACAAAATCTACCCCTAGACTTCCTCTGGTTGCACCATAATAATATATATCTGGTTCTAATTGGTTTAATTTTTGAAGTACATTTCTGTTATTTGTAAGCCCTAAATTAGTGATTTTTTGCTCTAATCCAAATACTGTACATAATGATAGAGCTTCAGTTCCAAAAGTCGCTGGTTTCTCAAACCCATATTGAAGATAGCCAAACGCACCTGTTCGTACCATATACTATAATTTCCAACTAAGTTTATAAAGATTGTGTGGCTATACGTCTAATACAGTCAAGCAGAACCTTGCTATGGCTGTCCTACAGCAGGCATTATTATTAAGATTCACAAATCCTACCTTATCTCCTAGCCCAAGACTAGTTAGCTGAGCTAATGTAGGAGTCCAAGTTACGGTAGCACAACAGAAGGCAAAATCTGTATTAGTTACTGTTAAAGTAGTAGTACAAAAGTCACCTGTAGGCTTGAATAGTATAGTAGTATCTGCTGCTACATATGCTGCTAGGGAGAAATCAGTATTACATTGTTGAATTAGAATAGGTTGGGCTTCTCCCTGTTCTCCCTGTCTGATAATCATACCTTTCTTGCTGTGTCTCCCCTTTTATAGATTCTTGCTGTGTCTCCTCTTGGATATACTCTTGCTGTATCTCCCCTAGTAAGAACATATGCTGTGTCTGCTGGAGCTATTATTGCAGCTGGCTGTCTAGCCAACAACATCCTATCTATTCCATTAGTTAGGAGTAGAAGGGAAGTCCCATCTGAGAGGAGTAATTTATCAGCCGTATTATATCAGCTCTACATTTCTTTCTTCTGCTAATTCTGCTTCAAACTGTGCTTTTGTTAATTGTCTTTTTGGAGGTGGAGGAGTATTTGCTGGGTCATCTGTTCCATTTACATAGGTTACATGAAATCCATCAGCCTCATTGTTATTGATAAAGTCCGTATGTAGTTCTCTCCAACCTTTACTTTGCTCTTGGAGAATACCACTACGTAATTCTGTACGAGTTGCATAGTCTATTGTTTTGATAGTCAATCTATTTGCCACACCACCATTGTTGAACATGCAAGTAATGAAGAAGTGACACATCCACTTGAATTTTGTGCAAATTGTAACTTAACATCACCTGCTGTTGAACCCATATTAACGATAGTTGTAAAATAAATGCTTCCGTTAGAGCAACTAGTATTGGTTTTTTGTACATCTGAACTGAGTCTTTCAGTTGCAGGATTATTAACACCATATCCTGCCCTAAAGCTTCTAGATTGTGCTCCTGTTGGTACACTAAATGTTGTATTTCCATCAAAGCTTGCACAACCAGTCATTCTTA